GCACCTTCTGGTTTTGTTTCGTATTGAAGTTCATCATGTACGAAAGCTAGTTGATGAGTGTGGACATTATGTTTGATGCCATCGTTAGCTATTACCATCCAACGCTTTGCGATAACTCCTGCCGAGCATTGAAGGAGGTAGTTAAGCGACTTATGAGGGCTATCTACTAGGACTCTTCGTCCATCAATAGCTTTAAGCCAGCCTGTTTTACCTTTTTCTTTAACTGCGTCTAGTAACTCAGCTAATCCATCAATTGCAGCAACGTAAGCTGTCCTAATTTCTTTACCTTTTTTCTTGGCTTGCTGTTCATTTAAGGTGTTGTCATACGACAAACCTAACTTGAGATTTCCAGCTCCATAAAGAAAGGCATACGATACAGTCTTGACTTGTCGCCTAGAAATGCCGATCTTATCAGCATTAACTTGGTGAATATCGTCGTTGAGTAGTATGTCCGCATATCTACCACCGTCATACCTAGCTAAGTAATGAGCTAATATTCTTAACTCTATTCCTGCTAAATCAGCCCCGACCATAATCAGTCCCGGGGAAGCGGTAAATAATTCTCGAAACTCCAGTCCAGCAGGGACTTGTGCGAGATTTGGATTACGATGGCTTGCTCTAAAGGTATTAGTATTTACTGAGCAATGATGATGAATCTTTTTATTGGCAGTAACAAGCTTGAGCCATGCGTTCACGCCTTCTGATATCATCCCAAGCGATTTTTTTATCGTCAAACATTTCGCACATTGAAGCGAGAAGGGAATATTTATCTCCGTCAATGTAGTCTCGTCGATAATTGGTTTCCCAGTCGTAGTGGTCTTGGTCAGTTTGACATTCAAACGATTCGTAAGAATCCATGCTATGTGATCTCGTGATGTTGGGTTAAATTCTTTTAATCTCTGAAATTCAGATCCTTGTTTGTATCCTTGTGTAGCGTTATCTCGTTTAGGAGTGAACAACGCTCCTCCAATGAAAGACCATTCCTTCCGAAGTATTTCAATAAGTTCTTCCATCTCTCTTCTGAGAGATGACTCAAGTTCGATACCTTTTTGTTCATTAAATGTCCATCCATGTATTTCTTGTTCGGTTAATATTTCTGCGACTCGATGTTCTAATTGACACGAGTCATCAAGGGGCGGAAGTGCTCGCATAATTTAGTTGTAACGTGTACGTCTTGAACGCAATAATCTTGCATTTCTTGTGACCATTCTTGCCAGTCACTGGTTTTTCCAAATTCACCTTTATATTCGCCTAAGCGGTATCCATAACTTTCTAAACTGTGTCGTCCGTATAGCTGTAATGGCATCCTCGGCCACTCTCTCTTGTAATCTATATCGATCATGTTTGGATGATACAACCGAGATAAAATAAGAGTATCAACAACAGTCCCGTCAAACTTAAACCAAGGATAAGTTTTCCGAAGAACAGGTAAATCGTAGCCAATAATATTATGCCCACAAATGACATCAGCCGAACTGAGCCAATGCAAACCTTCCGTGATCGGGTAGCAGTCACCACCTCGATTGTTAAATACGGTGGTTTCTTCTTTCGTGGAGTCGTATATGGCAATGCAATGTATTGTAGAAACGTCATGATATAGTCCGTTAGTTTCGCAATCAAAGACGAGCATTTGTTTTTCCGACATATGTTTTGTCCTTAAACTTTGCTTTCTTTTTCGCTTGTTTTGTAGGTGGTTTAGGTTTAGAAATCGGTATTGGTTGTGGTACCGAAAATTGGGATCTCAGTTTCATTAAATTTGCAGGTAGATTTGTCGTATTTCAGTTCAGCAGCCACTCCAGTCTCTCCGGAATATCTATTCTTTAAAACTCTTAATGTTGATACGTCGTCTTGGGATTGCTGATCGCGCTCTAATGCCAATACGGTATCTGAGAGCTGAGATATAGCTTGGCTTCCACGTAATTGACCTAATGAAACTTTTGCTCCATCAGTATGGTCTTTATCAGTTTGAGTTCTTCTTAAATGGGATACAAGAAAAAGAGATATACCAGTACGTTCAACCAATGACCTTAACTTAGTCATAGTGGTGTCTATCATACGTCTCTCATCTCCTTCTAATCCACTTAATAAGATAGATAAGTGGTCCAAGAAGATGATGCGGATGTCCAATCCCAAAGCCATATACTCGATTCTGTTGTATATGATGTCTGGTGATAAACTGCCGAAATGATCGTATAAATAAAGATTCCAATTAGCAATTGTTGAATCATATGCTTCCTGTAATGTGTTCTGTTCATGTTCTCCTAGGTGCAGGGCTTTCCCCACAGCTACAGACATAAGTCCTAAAGCTGTTCGCCTGTTAGATTCCTCTAATGCAATGTACCCGACACGTTCGCCGGAACTTAATAAGTCAGTCGCCAATTGACGACAGAAGGTACTCTTACCTTGACCAGTTCCTGCGGTTATGGTGGTAAGTTCGCCATAACGTATTCCGTGAGTTTTCTCTTGTAATCCTTGTAAGTTATATGTGTGATCACATGGTGGTGATGGAGTGGTTACTAATTCAAGAAGTGATTTTCCATCCACGATGCCATCCGGTTGATAAGGTTTAGCATCCCAGATCGCACGGCGAATAGCATCCGCGTCATTCGCTTGAAGAGCATCACTCGCATCCTTGTAAGGGTCGGCGAGGTGAGCAATCTTGACGGTACCTTGAGGAAGTAAAGAAGCAACTTGTTCTGTCGCTTTCCTACCGGCATCGTCTTTATCAAAGAATAGGATGATTTCGTCATATCCTTGTAGTAGTGGTATTTGTTTTTGAATGTCCTTTTTGGCACCCGCTGCCCCATGTGGTAGCGATACCATCGGCCAGTTCTCCATCGCTTCATAACAGCTTGCAGCATCTAGCTCACCTTCGGTGATAACAATACGTTTACCGCTATTAGGGAATAGATGCTGACCAAAAAGAGTGTCTGTAGTTTCGCCTTCATATTTAAAATCTTTGGATTTAGTTTTTATCTTGAATCCTTTAAGTCGTCCCTCACTATCGCAATAAGGGAAGCGTAAGCATGCTTCTTCTTGGTAGATTTTGTAAAATTGGCAAACTTTTTCGCTAATTCGTCGTTTTTGCAGCCTTTGGGCTGAACCTTTGAATTGAACATTGGTGGGCATTTGATGAGTGTGTTGATTATCTCCTGCAACATATGTATTACAGGCAAAGCAGTACTGATGCCCGTCCGTGTAAATGCTATTAGCATCGGACGAGCCACAGTTACTACATGGTTCGTGTCTTATAAATTCTGATTCGTTATCCATTCTGTAAATAAACTTGAATCTCCTCCATAAATATTTTCAGTTGGTACAAAATTGAAAGCTAATGATTGGCGTACTTCATCGGTTTGCAATACATTAGTTGCATGCCAAATTTGGCTCGGCCAGAAATACATAGCCCCGGTGTAGGGGGCTAATTCATAGTTATCAACTTGTACATTTGGGTTACGTCCTTCTTCAATGGACCTGTTTGCTAACAGGTAACGCATAGTTCCTGTTAGAGGGTTTACTAACTGTAAGTTTGTTGAGTTATCGTAGTATTTTCCAAAATATAAAATACCTGAATAAAAACAATTATTGTGACCATGTGGATGAACTTTATCACCCTTAGTTAAATGAGTAATCCAAGAGGTTGTTACCTTACATTTGTAGTCCCAACCATAGATATCGTAAATAAATAAATTAAATCGAGATTCAATAATTTCTTTTAAATCAGGATAATCTTCCAATATTCTAGTTTGTTCTAAAACTAATGTTTTTGGATCAGTTTCATTCATTCTCTTGGCTATCTCTTTAAATTGTGGTTTAGTTCCCTGATCAGCCCCCAGTGTAGGACGAGGGTCATTTTGGAGGTCAGTAAAGTCGTAGTCATCAATGGTGTCTTCTACAATTACGTAACCAAAAGGTATTGATGTTTTCATGTCAACCAATCAATTGGGATAGTATGAAACGCACACCATTTAATTCCATAACGTCTACACCATTGGGCGTAAGTTGTTTTAGATCTTTTTGATATTTTTTTATAGGGATCTTGAAAGACCATACGTAAATCTATATCCGGATTCTCTTCAATTACTTGTCGAATTTTCCTTCTATCTTCAGGTCGCCAATATCCTTTTGTCTCTAGTATTACCCCGTTGGGGAGGATGAAATCTGGTGTATAAAGGTGCTGAATTGTATAACAAAAGCTAGTGCTTTCATATTCATAATCAACACCTAGTTCACATAAGAGATCAGAGACTTTTTCCTCTAATCCTGATTTGAACATTAGAAGTCGTCATCTTCTACTGAGCTTGGAGCTGTATCTATTCTGACGTTTGGTTCATCAGCTTTAAAGCCTGATGTCTTACCAAACAACTCAGCTACACCATCCTCATCAAGGTCTCCACTATCAATGCCGGCCCCACTCTGGATAGAAACTACTTGCACTCCGGATAATTTCAATGATGTGCCATAAGTCACGCCATCTCTCAGAATGTAAGGTTTTTGGTGAAAGCCGAGCTTAACTTTAGAACCTTCATAAACTGGTGTATCAATATTAGTTATTGGTGTACCTTCTGTATCAACTACTGGGGGTCTTTTATCTTCAGCCCATGAGAACTTAATTATAAACTTACCTTCGCTGACTTCTTCCCATGGCTCGGGACGAAGAGTGGATCTTTTAGGGTTCTTGAGTTTTGACTCAGCCCACTTAAGACAATCAGTTCTTTCAGTCTCTAGTTTTTCAACTATCTCCTGATCAACTACTGCTTTTAGTGAATATCCAAATTTGCTTGGCTTTAATATTGCCTGATAACCCTCAAGGGTTACAGGACTTGGTGTTATGTGGATGTTTTTTGCCATTAACAGAAAAAATATAATGATTCAATTACGGACGATGGTTGAAGATCTCCAATAATCGGTGGTTCAGACTCAGCTCCAATAGCTTGGGCAAAGTCGGTAAGGAAGTCATGCTCTGCGAACAGGTGCATGTATGTATCTCTAACTAGGTGTGATAACAAATTCATATCTGTTGCTCTACATAAAACTGAATCATGTATCAGTGAAATAGGTGCATGAAACTGAGTTGCAGCTATATGTAAGAGACTTGCGTCAAGTGAATGAATAAGATTTGGAGCAGTAGCGTTCCTATGATGTTGAAGATCAACACCCTTCTCACCATCTGCCACACGTATCTGTACTCGACCTAATAATTTAAGATCTAATACTTTAATATTCATTTTCATTAGTCGTTGCGTAACTCTAAATCCAGAGGGTGTGACCCATATCAATTGGTCCGTTCCTCTTTTGATTGCATTAGCAACTTCTGTTTCTATCCAACGCATCACTTTCATTGGTCCCGGGACAACCTCTTCCATGGCTGAACGGACTGCATGAACTATTTGAGTTAGTTCTTCATTTTCTACGTCAATATCAATGTCGTTGAATGCATCTCTTATATATTGACGATTGCTGAAAGGCTTTGCGTTGTAAGGGATTGTCATCACACAACGCTTGGTTTTTTTCCTGTCCCAGTAAGGACGTAACCTTTCAGGTATGTTATTAAGACTCTTATTTGCTATTACCTGATAAGCGTCTTGAGGTTTCTCACTTGGTATTACATTGACCAAGCTTGCTGTGGACTTATCTCTAGCTAGTCCGGCTAATATCTGTAGCCCAGAGCATGTCGCATCGGTTGCCACGGGTAATCCAGTAGTAGTCCTTGTTTCAGCTATTACAACTGCATAATATTCTTCACATGCAGCCAGAAATTGCCAAGGTTCGTCTACTGCATCCCAATCTCCAATGTTGTTTATTGGATCTGTAGCTACTCGCTTGATGAGTGTGGTATTTGCCTTCGGCCATGCCAGTCTCTCGTCTAACGTTGCCTTATCAAGACCAAACGTTGTAGCTACTTGGAAAGCTAACCACTTTTTACCTTCTTCAGTAATAGACGATTCATCAGAAAACCTAATGAGACTCTTACCAAAGTCAGTATCTTGTGGTGTAAGGAAGCTGGGTATGGGATATGCACGACCCCTGTAATCAAAAGACCAAGGGATATAGTAGTCTTTACCTTCAAACTCACGAACGCAGTTCATTGTCATACGAGTACGACAACTTGCTCTCCATTCGTTTTTGTTTTTATTTTTAGCTACTGCTGCTCTCTTCTTCCACTCCTTACGAGCTTCCTTGTTTGTATCTATATCGAAGGGCTTAGGAGGTTCCTGATGATGGAGTACTGGTCTAAATTTACCTACTGTAATCTCCCTCTCCTCTAACTCCTTAGCTACCTCAACAGTAAAATCATTTAAACAGTATTTTACCTTTTGTATTAGGTTTAAAAACTTATAAGTCTTTTCTCCTTGTATAGATAAGGGTACCCCCCTTCGCACCATTTCATGGCATTTAGTTATGTCATTTAGGTAATATCCACCGTCATGTAATTGACTCCAATCTCTTGGTTCAATCAACATCGGCCATGATATTGGTGAGAACAATTCGGTTAGTCGTATGATCTCAGCTTTATGAGCATCAAACTCAGGTGTTGTCTTTAAATATAGTTCTCTTCGTTTACCAATTTGAACCATATCTTTTACAAACCAACCAGAGGATTCACAAAAACAATCAAGAAACCAAGTCCCTGCTTTAACGCGAAGTGTTTGATTCCATGGCTTCCATGGTTCTACCTCTGACTTATTAAAAAGTATCTGCATAGACTTACGCTTATACTCTGTACCTTTGGCTTGATGCCAATAGTTTTCTTTTAATACAGTGAATAACCCCGGAGCTGTAGTCTCGTAATATCTCATTTGGCATTCAGCTTCTAAAGCTTGACCAATAGCTTGAGCGATCTTGACTATTCTTCCGTTCTCTTTCTTATAGCTGAATACTTTATCAAAGGTCATCTTTGCAGTAATAGCAGCTTGAGATTCACTGTCGATTGCATCTAAATAGGGCAGTATCTCAATGAGATGACCAGCCCCTTTGACTGCTATCTGTTTTCTTTTTTCTTTCTTTAAATTTATCTGTTCAATAATCAATGGTAAGAGAGTATCTATTGAAGCCGAACCGAAAACTGTGGCCGAAGCATAATCCTGTTCAAGTAATTTCTTGGTATTGGATCTGATCTTTTCTAAGCCACCACTTATCTGTTTTCGCTCGAAACTCTCCTGTCTTTCTAGATCAGCAGGAAGCATTTAGTTCTATGGATTTTTAAAATGGACGGATACTAAGGTGTATAATTATAAAAGTATTGCAAATAAAAGGATCTCAGCATTTCTGCCAAGATCCGATACCATTCTGAATTTTAAGTTATGCGGTTTTTAAGTCCGGCGCGTCTACCAATTCCGCCACACTCCCAAGGCTTTTCAGCGAATTTAGTCTAACAGACGCACTTAACATATCATTAAAATCCTAGTAAATGGAAATATAAAAGTATCTACGGATTCAGCGGAACTATTAAAATTCCAGCTTATTCATAGAGTTACGTTTGCCATCATCAGTTGGCTTTGCATAAATCAAAGTTGTCTGAAGATTGGCGTGACCTAATATACTCATTAGATCAATTGGTGGGCATCCCTGAGCAAGTTGCCAAGTAGCAAAACTATGTCTTAAACAGTGAAATACATAAGCACCAGAATCAGGAAAGTCCATGTGAGTATGAAGTAATCGTCCGAATTGATAGCGTACTGCATCAGCATTAGCCCAATCATTACCGAATACCTTAACCCCAGGAAAACCCTTTGATGGCTTACCTTCGCACCGCTTGATGAGTGTGGAACGTAGCTGTGGGTGTATTGGAATACATCTAGCTTCGTCATTTTTTGTCATCTCAACG